AGCTTATACAAGTCACGGTGTTCGACAATCAAGATACAATCGTCGCCGTCATTAACAAACTCGTACTTCACACCAACTTCCCTCATGTAAGACCACATCATTGAACACATCAAAATTACGTTACCCATTGCTGTGTTCATGTCGCCACTCATCCTGCAGCCATCGATCTTGTACTCGATGGTCCCTTCCTCAGTTCTTCCGAACCCATGGTTTTGGATCTGCCATGTAAGCCACAAAGCTAGGTCCTTATCACGATATATACTGTTGTAGATTGTATGCTCAAACTTCAGGGCTTCGACCGAAATATGCTGGTCAAAGCGTTTTGCATCCAAACCCACAGCTACCGGACTAAGAAACTTTTTCCATTTGTTGGCTATGAGGACTCCTCGTGCGTCAGCATTAAGACACTTGACGACAGTAGTGCTTCCGAATACGGCTCCTATTGCATCGTAAACGAGATGTTCTATGGGTTTTAGGTACCTTCCAACTTCAACATTATACCGCGCGGATCTTGGCTGAATCACGCGTGGGGCAGGATCGGGTTTGGCCGTGAAATTGATCTTCTCACATTTCACAAAGGTGCTAAGGATTGCATCAGCTTCGTTGAGGGACTTATAGACCTTAGGGTATCCATTCATGTATAAGTGGGCACATGTAGGATCTAGGGATGCGGCTGCTCTTTCATATACGCGACGCTTACGACCTTTGTAACAATTAACAAAGCCCTGGTATGTCAGGGGGGTCATAGCTGGAAGTAATGATAAGAGTGCGGCACGGAAGTCGCGAAGGGTGGTTTCGATAGCACCTGGCTCAGGCTGTGGGGTTGGGATGAATCCGTTCTCTCCAGAAACGAAGAATACACGCTCCAACAGCCCCCTTTCCAGGGTATACATGTCTTGGTTGTGACAACCGAATAACTCACCCGCACCCATAGGAGCGAAGGAGAGAATCTTTCGGATTTTAGAGCAGCCCAGTAACAAAGTCGACTTCAACCACGACTTCTTCCCGATTTCAGCATGCCGGACAGAAACATCCGATGGAACTAGCTTAGATCGAGTTGAAACGCCAACTTTGTACTCCGGGCCCCCTCAGAGGTCGGAAACCTTCAAGCCCGCGGCTCTCGCCTCAGCCTTCCTTCTCTGCACTGCCATGGAGCGTTCGAAGTGTTTAGCCTCGATCTCAGCGGTGGTGGGTAAGAAAGTAGCAGAGACTGCCAGGGGCATGTCACGAGCAATGTGGGCTTTGGAATGGCCGTCCGCTGTCATCGATTGAACAATGTACCAGGAGATGGAAAGACGGTTGGCCTCAGTGTCTTGGGCACGAGGGAACTTGGTCTTTGCGGCGTAAGCATGCTTCATGACGTAAGCGAGACGCGGGGAGCGCACGTCCACTTCTTCGTAGCCATCGGAAATTGAAAGGGTCAATTTGGCTTCGGACTCACCGATTCTTTCTGAGTGCCACCATTCACTGACTTTAAGCATCAGGTGGTCCCACTCGCATAGATCATTGAACTGAGCTTGCGGACGTTTAATCAACGCAACTCGGACAATAAAGCGGAATGTGACTTTGCAGGCGAGGGGCACGGAACTGATCAAGGACCAGAATCGGGGAGAATAATATGTGTTCAACAAACAGGCTACTACAAGACATAGGAATTTGAAGACACGGGACAGTCCACTTGAAG